TGCGCGATGCCGACCTGAGCGGTGCCGTCCTGCGCGATGCCGACCTGAGCGGTGCCGACCTGAGCGGTGCCGACCTGCGCGGTGCCGTCCTGCGCGATGCCGACCTGCGCGGTGCCAAATACCGAGACGACACCCTTGCCGCGCTTATCGCCGCCGCCGAGCGCATGGACGGCTACACGTTCCACCTGTTCCGGTTGGAGGACGGGTCTCACATGGTTATGGCCGGTTGCCGCTGGTTCGCGGTCGATGAATATCGCGCCCATGTCGCCAAGGAATACCCCGACACCGACAAGGCCCGCGAGACGCTGGACATTTTGGACTATTTTGAAAAGAGGATCGCAGCCAAAAATGTTTGACCTCAAATCCATCCGTAAATCCGAAGCCATCGCCGCCCCTCGCGTCATGCTCTATGGCGTGGAGGGGATCGGCAAGACGACCTTCGCCGCTGGTGCGCCTAACCCTGTCTTCATTCTGACCGAGGACGGCCTGGGCTCGCTTAAGGTCGATCACTTCCCGATTGCTCGTTCGTCTAATGACGTTCTGGAGGCGATCGGGACGCTCTACAGCGAGGCCCATGAATTCCGCACCGTAGTCCTAGACTCAGCCGATTGGCTGGAAAACATGATATGGCAGGAAGTCGAAGCCAAGCATGACGCCAAGGACCTCGCGTATGGTAAGGGCGCGATGCTGGTGACAAACCGCTGGCGGGAAATTCTGGACGGCCTCAACGCCCTCCGCAATGACCGCAAGATGGCCGTCATCGTGATCGCGCACTGTGCCATCAAGCGTTTCGACAGCCCCGAAGTCGAGCCCTATGACCGCTATCAGCCCAAGCTACAGGATCGGTCTAGCGCCATCCTGCGTGAGTGGGCCGACGCGGTGCTATTTGGGAACTACAAGACCCTCGTTAAGAAAGATGACGTTGGGTTTTCCAAAACCAGCAATCGCGGAATTTCGACCGGCGAAAGGTTGCTCTACACCAATGAGCGCCCCGCCTACATGGCGAAAAACCGCTATAGCCTTCCCGACCATATCCCTATGGCCTGGGACGAATTCGAAGCCGCAATCAACTAAGGAACCAGAACCATGCCTGCAATCGACTTTGACGTTACCGCCTACGAGGCACAGCCCGTCCGCTCCGGTTGGGACCCGCTGCCTCCTGGCGACTACACCGCCTGCGTGACTTCCACCGAAGTCAAGCCGACCAAGGCGGGCAACGGGGAGTATATCGAACTCACCATCGAGATCATGGACGGGGACTTTTCCGGTCGCAAGATTTGGGAACGCCTGAACATCAACAACCCGTCCGAACAGACGGTCCAGATCGCCCGGTCGCAGCTTAACCAGCTTGCCACCGCGCTAGGCCAAGTCCCGCTGAAGGACACGGATCAACTGCTTGAGATTCCGTTCACCCTGACGCTGGACATCGACCGCAAGGACACCACGCGCAACCGGGTCATGGGCTATTCGTCCGCGTCATCGGCTCCGCGTGTTGCCCCCAAGGTGGTCCCTGCGACCCCCACGGGCTCCGCTAAGAAGCCCTGGGAGAAGTAAGCATGGTCGCGGTGCCCGAGCCTGTGAGGACCACAGCGAAAGAGATTTACGCTTGGTATGAGCAACAGAAGGAGGAACACAGAGAACATCTGGGGGCCTCACAGATCGGGCACCAATGCGACCGCTACCTTTGGTATGTGTTCCGGTGGGTAAATCTGCCTACGTTCAACGGACGCCTGCTAAGGCTATTCGGAACGGGCAAGCGCGAGGAGCCGCGTGTTTACGAGGAATTGCGTGGGATAGGCGTTGAACTGCATACCGAAGATGGCGGTAAGCAGATCGAATGCCGGGATGCGTCGGGTCATTTCGGGGGCTCCATTGATGGGATCGGGAGAGGCTTTCCTGAAGCGCCTAAGACCTGGGCCATCCTTGAAGTCAAAACCCACGGGTCCAAGTCCTATCATGAGGTTGCGAGCAAGGGCGTCGAGACAGCCAAGCCGCAGCATTATGCACAGATGCAGACTTATATGCGGCTCATGAACGTCGAGCGAGCCCTGTATTTCGCCGTCAACAAGGACACCGATGAGATTTACGTCGAGTGGGTCCACTACAACGAGGCTGACGCCAAGGCACTACAGACGCGAGCGACGTATATCATTGCGCGGTCAACGCCGCCTGAACGCATAAGCGCCGACCCGGCGAACTGGGTCTGCAAAATGTGCGACTTCTACAAGACCTGTCATCACGGTGGCTGGCCTGAAGCGAATTGCCGCACTTGCTCGCATTCAACGCCTGTTGATGGTGGGCAATGGACCTGTGGTTTGCATGGATTTTTTATGAGCGCCGACGACCAGCGCAAGGGTTGCGGGGACCATGTGTTTATCCCGCCGCTTGTCCCGGCCACGCCTGTTGATGGCGGTGTGAATTACGTCGAGTATGAAGCCAAGGACGGGACTACGTTCAAGAACGGTCCAGGGCATACCCTGAGCGCCAGCCTGTCCAACTCGACCAAGGCCACCAAGCTAAAGCGCAAGGCCATCGGGGATAACAATGGCGTTCCCTTTGACGACCCCATCCCTTTTGACTAGGCAGAGCGTGACTGCCCTACAAACACGCGGAGAATGAAATGGAAGAATGGAAATCCGCCCCCTCGCTTCCTCAATATGAGGTTTCGTCAGAGGGGCGCATTCGGCGCGTTCCTTATGAGGCACCAATGCCTAGAGGCGGTGTTCGCATTTATGGAGGCCAAGAATGGAAAGGAGTTTGGGCAAAGGATCAAAAGCGCCGAATAATCGTGTTTAATCGCAAAACATACAAATTGCATCGTCTTGTATGCGAGGCTTTTCATGGCCCGCCTCCGTTCCATAAAGCAGTTGTCATGCACCTAAATGAAAACAGTGACGACAACAGACCCGAAAACCTTGCTTGGGGAACGCAAAAAGAGAACCTAAATGCCCCTGGATTTATTGCTTATTGCAAATCTAGGACTGGCATAAACAGCAACGCATATAAGGCTAAGCATAAATGACCGGACGTATGGCCCGTAACAAAGGCGCTCGCGGCGAGAACGAACTCGCCAAGCTGCTATCAGATGAACTTGGCTTCGTGGTCAAACGCAAGCTAGGCCAAGCCCGCGACGGGGCTGACGACATTGAAGTCGGACCCTACCGGATTGAATGCAAGCGCCAGGAGACACTTGCCATCATGAAGTGGTGTCGTCAGGTGGAAGCCTGCACAAAGCCCGGAGAAATCCCTACGGTCATCTTCCGCCAGAACGGGGAGCAGTGGCGCGTAGTATTGCGGCTCGAACACTTTCTCCCATTGCTGCGTGAGCATCTGGCAGAGTTGCCATCGCCACCGCCTTCGCCTGAACCTCTCTAACCCGGCGCTCCCAGCCCTTGCCAAATGACGGCCAATGCGGGAGCGCCTTGAGGAACCGCAGACGCTCGCCGCAATATCGCTGAATAAGCCCCTCAGAAGCCCGTGCAGCGGCAATCGTGGCCGGTCCTATCATCCCGTCCGTCACAACGTCCAAGGTCGCCTGTAGCACCTTAGAAGCCCGCATGACGCCGCTATTCACCGCGTAGTCGAACACGGCATAATCCAGGCCGGATGGCAGATCGTCACAGCGGCACTTGTCCCAATAGTTGCGCTTGTAGAGCGGGCCAACGTCATCAGGCGTAAGCTGCTTCATTTCGCCTTCAGTCACCGTCTCGCCGGTATAGGCTTCCCATACCTTCTTGGTGACGCCTAGCATCGTCGCCCCGCCAGGATCAGCCGGGTGTTTCGAGAAGCCGCCCTCGTGCTTCAGGACCAGACGTAGAGATGAAGGAAAATTTGAGGCTACCATAGCTTCCACCAAGGCTTTTGCTTCGGGACTTCGATCAACTTCACAAGGCCTGCCCGCTTGGCCTCGCAATCTTGTAACGCGACTTCCTGCTTAATGCTGAACACGGCAAGGTCGCCAATGGATTTCACAGGTGTATCAGGACCGATACAGGGTTCAAGGAACGGCTGCGGGATTGTCAGGACTGGCGGGCTTTTCGCCGCGCAACTGGTCAATGCCATCGCGCCAAGCAGACAAAACGTCATCGGGCACAGGCGTTTCAGCCTTGGGCGATTCCTTGATCCGAACGGTTGCTGCATTTCCCTTCTCCCGAATGATAACGGTCCTGCTGTTGTAGGCTTCCAAAGCCTCCAGAACCTTCTGGTTGGCCTTGGCTTGCGCCACAGCCTCCGCAGTCTTGATACGCTCAATATGGGCCTGCCTGTTCGCCCACACAGCCCACGCCCCTGCAATCAGGACAAAGGCAATCTCAGCAAGGATGACGTATTGTCTCAACTGATAATATCCCTGACTTCAGCCGCCGTCTGAATAGCCTCGCGCTTGATCCGCGTGAGATCAACCAATGTCGCCCCGGCCATGTAGACAAAGGCCAGGAGTATGTTCGCAAAGGCTAGAGCCAACGCAATCCACTTGAGCGCGTCCGGTTCGTCCAGCTTGGACACAATCCAACAGATCGTCGCCGTGTTCACGCCCATGAACAGGAAGGTGAACAGACGACGCCAGAACCATTGGATTTCCTTGGTCACCACAGCGAACCCCAAAGGCACAGGGCCGCAAAGGCCACGCCATAAGCTGTGCCCCGGCTACGTTCGGCTTCGTTGTTCCACTCGTCATTCCAAGCGCCGCCGTCGCGATTGCAGGCAATCAGTCGCTCGCCAAGATCGAACGCCAGCAGGGAAGCCACCACAGCGTAGACGGCCATAACCACAAGAGCCACAATCCAGGGACCGTTAAGGAAGAAGATTGGCACAGCGACTAGCAGGGCGAGCGCGTGACGAAGGACCGCGTTTACACGTTGCCTACCGTCGATTGGCGTTAGCGCACCGCGCTTGAAGTCCAAAGAGCGATAGAGCGCCCAAAAGGGACCCAGGATAGCGCCCCACAGGCCCACGGCGAGATAGCCGATAACCGCCCCGCCAAGCGCCCCGCCGAGGAAGCCAACGCTTCGACCACCAAGCGGGCCGAGGACATTAGCGCCGCCAGAGCCAACGCGCCGGTCAGCCCAGCGGTAGAGGGGGATCGCCGCAAGTGCGGTGAGAGCAAGAGGATTAATCATACTGCATCTCCACGGAAATAGGCCACGCCGTCTATGACTTCGCACAGTTCAGGCGGAAGCATCATGCCATCCCTGAACGTCAGGACTGCAAAGCCCGAAGTCCAAGGTGTAGCATTGTTTTCCAGATACTCAAATTGCGGACCTAAAGGATCGGCCAGGGTGCCAGTATCCACGCCCCACCGCCTTCCCGTATAGTCAGCCCAAGGCGTCACAGCGAGGCGATGAAGGTGCCCCGTCACCATCGACAGCCCGCCCTTTAGTGTATTGTTGTAGGCGGCATGAACGCCATTGGCCTGTCTATGCTTGACCATGACCGACCCATTGATGCGGATAGACCAAGCCATTTCCCATTCTGGAAACCTGTCTGCCAAGCGTTCCACGACGCCCTCATATTCGGCGGCATTGACGACCATCGCCCGGTCGAAACGGGCATCATGGTTGCCGATATTCCAGTCGAGAGGATTGCCGCGAACGGCAACAAGCGCAATCTCGTGCATTCGTTCAAGGCAGGCGTCCAGTTCTTCCTTGACGGATGGAGGCTGGCCCCAGCCATGCGGATCATGACGGCTGATCCGTGCGCCGTCGAAGATGTCACCATTGGCAATGACGCGGGCGGGCTTCAGCCGCTTGATAAGCGTTAGCAGCGCCTCGTTTGCAGGCGTTCGGCTACCCGGCCAAAAGTGCGCGTCAGAGAAGACAATGACATGGCCGTTAATGACTTCCGCCGTCCGCTCACGGACATAGGACCAGGACTGTGTGTAGGTGGATTGTATGACGCCCGCGAGATTGACGGGGTGAGTCTCAAGGGTAATGCCGCGTTCGGCCATCTTCTTGCGGCGGCGGTAAACTTCGCGGGGCTGGACGCCCATCATGCGGGCTAGGACTGAAGGTGAACATTTGGCTTGTTGCCAAGCGGCGATGAATTCATCGTCAGAAAGTGCCATCCTTATCCTTTCAGGATGTTGCTACCTACGAGCAAGGCGCATCCCGAAACAAAGACGACGCCTATGAACCAAAACACCCGTTGGGCAACCGACCGGCCAATCTGTTCATACACCTTGATGATGGCCTTTTCAGCGGCCTTGTCAGCAATGTGTTCAATCTCAGCGTCAGACAGAAGCGACATCGGTAGTGACTTTCACCCAGGATTGATTTGGTTCGTCCCACATATACCAATCACCATCATTCGGCATAGGAATAGGTGCTACCCAATCGCAAGTTTCTGCATCAAGAGCCCAACTTGGATACGGCTGAGGCGTAATAAAAGCGTTACGTTGCTCATCGAACGAGTAGCCCACGCCTGCATACCTCTTACGCTTTGAGCCGCTATAGCTAGTCTGAACCCACCGCGTGTCAGCGCCGAATAGCGACTGGCAGAAGGCAATGCCCTTGGCCTCAACCTCATAGCCGTCAACGCTCGTGTCCGCGTTGTTCACGACAATGACGCGAAGGACGATGTTGTTTTGGTCGAGTTCAGCGAAATGAGCCATTAGAGAACCGTGAACGTGCCAGAGCCCGTGAAGGTGTGAATAGTGTAGGAACCGCTAGTCGTGATTGTGCCGCCCGTGCAAGTGGCCGTGCCAGTCAGGTAGCGGATAATGACGACGCCGGAACCGCCTGCGCCGCCGGGGTTGTTCGCTGGCGAGGAGGGACTACTACCGCCGCCGCCGCCGCCGCCAAAGTTAGCCGTGCCGTTACCGCCCGCACCCCAAGCGACGGCGCTACCAGCGTTTGTGCCCCCGGCACCTACACCGGTTCCGCCCAAGTTCTGATTTGAGCCGCCGCCGCCGCCAGAGCCGTAAACCTGAGAGGAGCCGCTGTAGCTATTCGTGACGCCCGCGCCGCCATTTCCGCCCGTGGTCGCGCCCGCATTAGCGCCCACGGCAGTTCCACCACCACCGCCGCCGCCGGAGGGGGAAAGCGCGGACCCGCCGTTGTTGCCTTGGCCTACAGTTCCGGCCCCAGCGGCGCGGTCATTTGTTGCGCCACCGCCAGAGCCGCCGCTTCCCGCATTAGGGGCTCCGTTTGCTAAATTATATCCCGCACCGCCGCCGCCGCCCGTTGTCACTATCAAGGCGGCAATTGAGCTATCAGTGCCGTTTCCGCCTTGATAGGGGGCCGAAATTACGCCGCCAGCGCCGCCGCCGCCGACTGTGATTGTATAGGGGCCTACGTCAAGCAAAAGAGCCGTGGCAGTCAAAACACCACCACCACCACCACCACCGCCGCCGCCAAAGGCAACTACGCCGCCGCCCCCTGCGCCTGCTGCAACAAGATAATCCACACTGGCGGGAACACCCTTGCCAAACATGCCCCACCCACGGGCAGCAGCAGCGGCGCGTGTAGCAAGAACGGGCATCAGGCGAACTTTGTCTGAGCCGCGAGCGCCGTAAAGGTAGCCGATCCCGTTTTAACAATCGTGATCGTGTAGGCGTCAATTGCGGACGCATTGCCCGAAGTCGGAGTCGTGCCATTCTGCCATTTAGGCGTCACCGCATTCCCATCAATCTGAAACGCCGACTGGTAATAGGCCGTGGCTCCATTCGTCACGAGGAACACAATCGTAATGCTCTCGCCCGTCACCATGAGCGCATTAAGCGATGTCGTGCCATTGCCGCGCACGTTCAGCGTCCAGTTGGCAGAGGCATTGCTCGTATAATACAAGACCGACTGCGTAGTCACATCGTAGGCAATCGTGCCCGTCGCCGCCGTGGCGCTGATCGTCACGCCCTCCAGGGCATTGTAAAGCTTTGCAGCCAATGCCGAGGTCGAGCCTGAAAACGTCTGTGTGGCCGTGAAATTGCTCGCCACGGTCGGAGAGACGTAATCCGTGCCCGCCGTAGCCGCAGCAGCAGGAGACGCCCCGTTGGCCTTCACAAGCCCCGTAATGCCCGTCACGGTCAACGCCGACACCGTAGCCGCAGCGCCAAACGACAGCGCATCGCCCGCCAACGTAGCCGCGCCTACGTTCGTCAGTTTGAACCCACCAAGCGGGATATTGGCCGTGGGTGTGCTTTGCCCGTTTCGGGTCAGGCAAGTGCTAAGTCCCGTCGCAAGGTCAGCCGTGAGCGCATTGAACGCCGTCGAACTGATAATCGTGTTCGTGATGACGGGTTGCCCCGCGCTGTTGATTTGGAATGTGCCAGAGCCGTTGAATGACATTACTGATTACCTTTCAGGGCTTCGGCCAGATTGCGAGACTGAACGGAAACGCCCGCTCCAACCTTACCGGCAGTATTGATAACTTGCGGCGAAAACCCGCCCGTAGCCGCAACGGGTTTACCGCCAGCAGCCATGACGCGCATGAGGTCTTGAGTTCGCCCAACAGTCATGTGTTGACCGGCGGATTTAGAGATTTCCGTAACACCGCCAACAACGGCAGCGGCGGCAGGCCCGCCAATTATATAAGAAAGCGCCCCCACAATCGGACCTCTTGAATTGAGACCGTTTGACATCGCGTAGCTTCCGATTTTGCGAAGGACGTTTTGCGTCTTTTCGCCTCTCGTAATAGCGGTCAAAATGCGGCGTTCTTCTTCAGTGAGGTTTTTGGTCTTTTTCAGAATGTTTGTAGCTTGATTGCGAATTTCCGTATCCAGGCTTCCATTGAGTTTTCGGCCAGCATCATTTGCCGCAGCCTCAAGCATTTCTTCAATCTTGTTGAGTTTAGAAACGCGAGTGTTGAAGTCTCTGGCTGTATTAATAGCCGTAGCGGCTTCAACAGGATTGGCCGCACCAACTACATCGCCGGGCGTTGCTCCGTTAACAAAGTCATCAATGTGCTTAATAATTTTGCGCCCAAAAAACTTCTCAGAATCTTTTGTGCTTTTGTCAAAGATTTCTTGGCGCAAAACTTTCCTCTCAACATCTAAATCATTAATGCTAAGGGGACCGGACGCCAGTTTCTTTTGGAAGTTACCAAGAGCAGCGACAACAGTGGGATGGAGCCTGACATCAAGCCTTTTGCCAACATCTGCTGCAATGTTTTGCCCGAGATTTACGAGTGATCCAGGCGCGTATTTAACACCGGACTTCTCTACCGCGTCGTAAGCAGCATCCTTGACCGCCTTGAGGTCATCGACTTTGACCACCGCAGGCGGCTTGACCACCCTGCCAACAGTCTTGGCAATGGCCTTGCCGCCAACATCGCCCACCTTGCCAAAAGCCCCGCCAATAGCAGCGTCCTTAGCCCGGCCAAGGACATCACCACGCGGCGCGTCGGAAGTCAGCACCCCTTGAGCCGCGCCCCCGATAATAGGGCCAGCCGCCATCGCGGGCAGAGTCATGAGGATTTCGGCCAGGGCTTGCCCGGTTTTGCCAGCTCGGAGGTTCTTGCTTTGCTCAATCTTGTTGACCACGCCGCGCCCCGCCATGCCCGCCAATTCAAGCGCGTTGGGGAGCAATTGCACATTTCGAGGCAGGCCGGCACCAAGGTTGCCGATGACCTTAGACGCGCCTTTAGCGGCCCCTAGAACCTGAGAGGTCTTGGGCGGTGCGTCTTCGACAACGCGAACGCGGCTTGGCGATGCAGGCGCGTCTTCGACAATCCTGATAGGCATTATTCTACCACCCCAAGGCTACCGTTAGGCAGATAGACATAGGAGCCGCGAGGAAGGCGATTGGCAATCTCATCCGACCGGGCAACGTATGGATTTGCACGGCTTCCAAACGGCTTGGACTTGTCAATTCGGCCCTGCTTTACAGCAGCGGTGTGCGCTGCAAACCCCGCCGATCGTTCGGATGGCTTTCGGGCAGATGCAGTCTTTTCAGAAGGAAGTTTTGCAGGAAGCGTAGCTTTGGCCGGGCCAGAGCGAAGAAGCGCGGCTTGATAAACTTCTTCTCTGGTGCGGCGAGTTTGCGGCCCCATAACCGACATGCTTTGACCCGGCTGCGTAGCCAACATAACTTCCGACTTTACATCTTCCCCGCCACTCGATGCCGCGCCAGTCATGGATTTTAAATACGGGTCTTGAAATAGAAATTCTGCCTGTTGAGCGCGATCCTGAAGATCGTTTCTGGCAAAAGAGCCTATCATTTGCTGTATTGGGTTACGTTTATGCCCGCCCTCAACAGCCCTGGCAATAAGAGCGCGCCAATGATTAGGGTCATATCCATCGCTTACGGCGGAAAGATAATCAGGCTCAGATGCTGCCATAAGCCTAGCATACGTTTGAGCCTTGCCCTGATCTTCGGTAAGCTTGAAATTGGTCGGAGATTCCTGAAGAATAGTCCATTTACCTCCTGGACTAAGGTAACGAATGGAGCCGTCTGGGTATCGTTTTGCTCCGCGCCCCCACTGACGTTCAACGTCATCGCCCGGCGCAGAAGTGGCGGCAGAGGGCGAGGCGGGGGGACCGCCAAGGCCAAGCGCACTAGGATCAGCAACCTTGGGCATGATTAACCTCCAGCCTCGGCACGATTGTCATACCAGTTAACCCCGTCTGAACTGTAGTAAGTTTGACCATCGTTGCCGACTTGGGTTTTAATTCCTCTGCGCGCTGGCCCTGGTGAATTTCCGCGAGGCGGAGCAATGTAACCTTTCTTGAGCTTCACACCCAATTCGGCTTCAGCAAACGCCCTTTCTTCAGGCGTTATATTCTTATCACCGCGCATATATTTATCAACGGCTCTGGCAATGACTCCGTTTACGCCCTGATTGTATTCCTCGCCCTGGAACGCCTGTTTTGCAAGCGGGTTGTCGCCAAGGGTCACTCCAGCAATCAGCATTTGCTTTCGGTCTTCTGGAATGTCGAGTTGGCTAATTACTTCAAGCTGGCGCTGGCGTTCAGCCGCCGCCTCTGTTTTAGACTCAATGTCCTCATACATGGACGGAGCCAGCTTCTCCAAATACGGATTGCCGCTCATCATGGCATCCATAAGCATCTGCTGCTGTTCTTCAGGCGAGCGAGCGCGGTTCTGGAGTTCAGCCGGGACTTGCCGCATGTCGGACATCTGAGGCGCGGCTTCAGGGCCTTGCGGCATAGGCATAGGCTGTGCCGGGGCCATAGGCGGCGGCATTTGAGGAGCCGACATCTGTTGTGGCGGCGGGGCTTGTTGCGGCATGAACGATTGTCCCGCCTGCTTCAGCCGGTCGATAATGCCGGTCTGTTCAGGCTGGAAGTTCGGCGGCGCGATGAAACGATCTTGGGGCGTTTCTTGCCCAAGGGCCTTCAGGTAGTCCATAGCCTCAGTGCGAGCCTTGGCGCGGCCCGTGGCAAGGGCTTCATCGGCCTTGGCTTCCTTGCGGTTTGCCCCGTAGCCCGCAAGCGCCCTAGCCAGCACTTCAGTCCAAGGAATAGGAGCCTGAATGCCGTTGTAGGACTGGACCTG